CTGGTAAGTGACCGGACATTTAGCACAAATAGTTTTTGCAACGTCGATTTGGGCCTTGTTGCTTCCCTTTTCAAAAAAGAAAAGATCGGTCTGCCCCTTGCAAGCAGCTTCGTCTTTCCACTCTATGGTCCTATTGCGTAGACCCCACGAGCTCAATAGCTCAGTCGACACAAGTTCCCTCCTTTGTTTGTCGGTTAGAGGTTGCTTATCTACATTCCCCATGGGCTGAAGCTATTGCCCGCTGCTTCGTAGACTGCTAAAGCCGCCACCAAATTCACGGTGGGGTCTAGTAGGTCTTTGCAATTGTTCACGATTCTTAGGGTCTGCAAGTAGCCTTTTGCTGAATACCTTGACGGCTTGCACCAGGTTGCGTCGTTGATTTGAAGCAACCCGTAGTCCCAAGACCCGTTCTTGTTCAGGGTTGTGTTGAGTGCGTTCGGTCTGCATCTCGACTCCCTGTGCATGATGTAGTCCAGCGTCTTTAGGTTCCGGACTTTCCAGCCAACAGACACCGCATACTCTCGCCATTGTGGACACAAACCTTTGCTTTTGGCAGCGTGTGCATGTCCACTGGGGAGCACTGATGCCAGTACAACCGTAACTAAAGCTAGTAGTTTCATTTGACTCCTCCAAGTTTATCAAACTAAGCCTGCTTTTTTTAATAATTCAACCAACGCCTCTAGCGTCAGTACTGCGTATTGGGAGCTGGCACTGCCGTGACCGCGTCGCTTAGCCACGACAATGCCAAACTCTGCCCCTGCATTACCCCTCTCGACTTCTGCCTCATTGAGCCAGCCCGAGAAGTTTAACGTCTTGTGATCTTTGCATTCCCACACAAGCTTTTTGTTGGTACCTGCAATATCACCCTTGTCGTGTATCCCGCTGAGTGTACGTCGTTCAACATTCGGGTAAGTATCACGTAAATAATTTACGATCAGCGTTTCGAATGCTGTTCCTTTAGCTTTGCTCTTGCTCATACAACCTCAATGCGTGTACACATGGATCTCCACCTTCGTCCCACTGTACATTCTCTTCGTCTGTCATGGGAAGACCGTCATGAGTGGAACAGACGGGCGCTGAACAATACTTGCGATCAACCCCGTACTGTATCCACTCATACACGTCCATCAGAAAGGATCTTCAGGTGCCTGTGCAACAGTCTTGAGTGCGGTGATTACATTGCTAGCTTCGCCCATCAAGATTTCACTCACAGATTTGATTTCTCGATTGACAATTGCACTCACATAGCTGACACCTTCAGCCTCACTCATGCCCTTGCCACGGATCAATGAGCGAATAAGACCAAGCTGTTTCTCTGAAGCTGTAGCACCAGGATTCTTGATGCTTGGTGCTGGCTTGCCAACCTCTTCAGCATTGAATGCTTTCTTGACCTGTTGGTAGCTCTGTGATGGAGATGTGGTCTCGCCGCGCTGTACCTTTTCCATCTCTTCACGACTAGGACGTGAGCCCTTGGTCGCGTAGCCACAGTTGGCCAGTCCGCGTCCAATTGCACTGGTTTCTGCGTTTTCCGCATGGCTGGTCTTGTTGACTGGTGAAGCACCACGAACTTCTTCTGCGTATCCGGTTGCCACTGGACGATCATCTTCACGGTTGAAGTAGATTTCTGCGCGCACAAGAATGCGGTTGTCGTCGTAGTAGTGAATCGACGTAAGAATACGTCCTTGCTTATGGTCTTCCCAAAACTTAACAAGACGGTCTTCGACTGTCTCGTAGTCTGCGAGGTTGAACATTGCCATTACTTGCTCCTTTTTGTTGTTCTGATTGTTCTGTATTCGGTTTGCTTGATGAACTTTTCCGCCAGTGCCGGATGCTCTGACTGGAATCTTGTTGTATCGAAAGATGATTTCTTGGATACTTTCCACGTGACCACCTTATCTCCGTTGATGGAGCCAACCTCGCAACCCTCAAGCGCCATTGCGATGGCTGTCTTGGCTTCTTCCTCCATAGAAGTCGCTTCGGCTTTCATCTTACGTGCTGTCTCTAGTTGCTCCAACACTTCGTTGAAACTTTCAGGCAACTCTTTCGTAGCTGAGCTTGCTGGGTTTAACGCACTTGCATTCTCGTAGCTCATCTGAGCGTTTGGTGGCACAACACCTTGGTCGATGTACCCCAAGAACTCACGGCAAGCTTGAATGTGATTTTGCTTCTCATCTGATGTAACAATCTGAGTGTAACGATGAAACTCAAGCGAGCTATCCAAGATTCCCCACTCAACACGATCAGAGTCAGCACAGATTGCCTGATGTATTCCTTGCCAGTACCACATGTCTGACAGTTGACCTGTCCACATTTTGTTTGATGTTTTAATCTCAACTGGGATGCCGTCAGGCGTGATCCCGTCAAGAGTGGCAAGCAAGCGAACCGAGTTGTCGTTCGTATTAAATGCGTACAAAATTTCGGGTGTCAGAACTTCGACTCCCTCCATGTCGGCGTACCACTTTAATAGTGTCGGCTCGAATCGGTTTCCGCGTTCCATCGCCGCGTTCGCTTTCTTCGGTGCTGGCGGGGTTTCCGCCAACAATTCAATTGCGAGATCGGCTGTCGTCATATACGGGTTTTGCCCGTGAACGGCCGAAGCGACCGAAGCGGTTATGCGTGAGAAACCCTCTTCATCTTTCCACCGTGCTGTCAGCCACTCTTGGCTTCCGTGCTCTGGTTTCTCTACTGTGTACCTGAATCCGTCCATTCTTTTCTCCCTTTTGTTGTTTGTTAATTACTCTTAACGACTGGATCATTGCGATTGGAACGTGAGTCACGTTACCGATTGTGTGTACCTTTGGCAACTCTTGTAAAAAGAATGTGCCACACAAAGTTATGTAGTGCTTTTGGCAATCAACCCACACGTAACCGACGGTAACAGCTATCTGATCCTCCGGCTTGTATGTTTCTGTTTCCGTCCAACCATTAGATGCGTCGTAAGCGTCACGCCAGGTCACCTCTACAAGCGACCATGGTTCAAGTGACTCTACTTGTTTGTCTATTGATTTGATTCTCATTAGTCCAACCAACACGTGTACTCGGAAGTTACACGTCCTTTCTCTGGGTCTACGAAGTGGAGTCTTTGCGACGGTTGACCTACTGCAGCAATAAACGCACGAGCGTATTCGTTGTGTGACTCTGGTGAGCCAGACACAAAGATACGACCGGCGTTTGCCATCGTAAGTGTCATTGGTGTATGGAAGTGCCCCATATACACATCTTTGAATTCGTCAACTACTCCGGTTGACCAAGCGTTGCACTTGCGCAAGATTCCAAATGCCGGTGTGTTGCCACCAAAGCTGTTGATCTCGTCGCCGTGTACAAGTAACGCACGATACTTTCCAACCGTGACTATCTGGTGCCAGTCGCCAGACTGCTGCCAAGTCACGTTTTTCAGATCAGCTGTGCGCTCGCTTGTGATCTTGTAAGCAACACGGTCGATGTTGTCGCCACCAGGCATGTCGCCTTTGCGACCCAGTCGACCATGATTGCCGTACTCACATACAACATGAACCTTCTCAAAGTATGCAGAGAACGTGCGGACCATTGTTTCCATGATTCGAGTTACCTCGAACAGCTGTTCGAAAAGATGTGCTTCGATTTCGTAAGCTTGGCCGGGGAAGATTGAAACTCCCTCTACCATGTCGCCGCCGAACATAAGCACACACTCTTTTACAGGGTGATGCGCACGCTGGATATCAGTAAGTTCAGTAACTTTGAGTGCAAACTCTTCCATTCTTTTTGAGAGAGTTGCGATGTCGTATGACTGAGTCTTCTTTCCACACTGCCAATCGGTTGCATGAACAAGAGCTACCTCAGCCTTTGCTTTACGAGTATCCTTTTTTGGTAGCGCTTGTGCTGCTTTCGCATTACCAGTAGCCAAAGCTGCATCCTTCGCAGCACGATAAACCGCATCAATGATACCTTGCGACTTGATCTTGGATCTTGATTCAGCAAGCTGGCTTGTTTTAAGAGCGCGCCTAAGTTCTGTAATTTCATTCTGCAACTCTACAGACTCTTGGAACTTACTACTCATTTTTGCCTCCATCGTTGAATAGTCATTACA